ATGATCACAGTAAATAAGACAATCGCCAAACTAGGCGGCACTCTAATCGGCACACACCCAGCCGGCTCTACTGAGTGGCACGCACAGAGAGCACACGCAATAGGCGGCAGCGACATAGCCCCGATTATGAATAAATCCCCCTGGACTAGCGCGCTGTCCTTATGGGCGCAGAAGTCAGGGAAGCTACTCCCCACAGAGAGCACTATGGCTATGAAGCTAGGCAACTACTTCGAGCCTGCTATAGCTCGACTGTTCGGAGACATGCACCCACACCTAATCGTGCACACAGGGAACTACACCTACGAAAGCCAAATCAACCCTGCCTTTCACGCTAACCCTGACGGCGTTATTGAAGATGAAGACGGCCGGCTTTCCATTCTCGAAATAAAGTTCTCAAGAAACCAAATGGCTGAATTACCTGAGCATTATCGCCTGCAAGTTCTTTGGTACATGATCGTGACTGGCTTGCATAGTCCTGCTGTGCTTTGTGCGGTCGCAGGAGGCGAATACAGGGAGTTTACGGTGGAGTATGACCCAATAGAGGCTGCCTTACTTATGAAGTCCGCAGAAGCCTTCCTAGAGTGTCTTAGCTCCGGTGTCGAGCCAGCACTAGACGGTAGCGAATCAACTTACACAGCTGTTAGGATTCTGCACCCGGACATCGAAGACGAGGAAATAGAAATAGATCCAGAGGAATACAGGCTGTTACAAGACGCTCTCGAGCAGGAAAAGTTCTGGAAGCAGCAGACTAATCTGCGTAAGTCAGTCGTTCAGCACTCGATGAAGGGGATACGCTACGGCTATGTAGACGGCGAATGCGTAGTAATGTTACAAAGTAGGTCAGGCGGAGCGCCTTATCTCAAAATCACAGGAGGATAAAAATGGGATTCATGGATAACTACGAACCGGTATCAGACCGGATAGGCAAGTTCTGGGACAAGCACCCAAACGGCAGGATACACACCGAGATAAAGCTAATCAACGAAACAGAGATCGTAATAATGGCAAGTGTCTTCACAGACCGGGAGGACATGAGGGCGGCAGCTATTGACTTTGCCCAGGAGACTCGAGGCTCAAGCGCTATCAACAAAACTAGCTTTGTCGAGAACTGTGCAACAAGCGCAATCGGTAGAGCGTTAGCAACTTTGGGATTCCAAACTAAGAAAGACGGAAAGACTGTTCGCCCAAGTATGGAAGAAATGCGTAAGGTATCCTCAGAAGCTCTAGGAGGCGCTGTGAAGGACTTTGAAGGCAGGGCTAGTGTCTTAGCCTTATCTAGTGATGTCGAAGGGCTTAGAGCGCTCTACAGCGAGGCTAAGTTGGCAGGTGTTCCCAAGAAGCTCCTAGATCAGATTACTGACATGGCTAAGGCTTTAGGGTAAAACAAAGGGGACATGACCCACAGATAGCCATGCCCCCGACCTATAATGTTACACCACACAGAGGAGAATCATGCAGGAAGAAATCAACTGGAAAAACTTTACTGAGCGCACCTGGGTAACCGGATACGCAAAAGGCTACGGCGATGGTAGGGAAGACATGCGAAAGCAACTCACTATCGAGCTCTGGGACTACAGAAACAAGATAATGATCATTGACTCGGATTTAGCTGAAACCATCGAAATTACGATAGATCGCATTGAGAAATTAAAATAAGATACATCTTCTATATATATAGATATATATAAACATTATTAAAGGTTCTATATATAGACATTTAACTTAATAACTATATTTATGCATTAGTGTCTATATATAGCTACTAAATAACTCACACAGAAATGAGACAAAATGCCACAGATCACAATCACCGGAGACGTAAACCTAATTGGCTGGGAAGGCAAGCGCCTATCTATCTGGGAAAACTACGAAGTGCAAGGGCAAGCTAAGCCCTTCTCAAGACTATGGACATGCTGGTTCGACATGAGCCAGGTGGAGCACTTACAAGAACAAGACTGGGTAGAGATCACAGGAGAGCTATCAACGAAGATAGGGCAATACACGCCTAAAGACTCGACCATTGAAAAGACAGTAGTCGAGCATCACATTCAGAACGCTCGATTAGTGCAGGTAAAGACAAAGGCTCAGCAGGCATCTAACGCGGCTTCCGTAGGTGGCTTCGAGAACGCGCCCTTCTAATGTTGGTAGACATGAAAGACATTAGCGGCAAGCTTTACTGGACTAAGGGCTATGAAGCTGGGGTCGAGCTAGAGCGTGAGCGCATACTAAAGCTACTGAGGGAACTTAGATCCAAAGCTCAGAAAGATAGTGGGCTTACAACAAACGTAAACATCAACGCGATTATTGAAATAATAAAAAGATGACTAACCTAGATCCAGCAGAAAACGTTAGAACCTTCTATCGCTTACAAGGCGCTCAACAACAAATTAAGTTCGACTTAGACATAATTGGCAATTACTGCTTACAAAATCACTTTGGGCAGTTTTGTCATTGTCTAGGTATTGTCAAGGCAATACAGAGCGCAGTAATTCTCGAGTGGGCACAGGCGCAGTAATGATTCAGGTATTCGTACCGGGCATTCCTCAACCTCAGGGATCTAAGAACGCCTATGTTCGAGGCAATAGAGCAGTCTTAGTCGAGGCGAATAAAAAACTCCCTGCCTGGAGAAAGCTGCTAACAGAAAAACTAGAATCAGCTAATGCCTCATGTCAGTCGCTTACTGGCGCAGTTTCGCTCGAGATAGTGTTTCTAATGCCTAAGGCTAGGAGCAACAAGAAAGACCTTCCTTATCAGAAGCCAGACCTAGACAAACTAATTAGGGCAGTAGGCGATAGCGCCACTAACGCAGGTGTCATAACTGATGATTCACAAATCTGCGAAATAGTGGCTCATAAGCTTTGGGCAGTTGATGAATCAGACGCTGGAGCACTTATTACATTCGGCGAGTATTTCGGCGTGTCGCAAGAGGTGCTAAACTCTAAAGCATAGGTTGATAGTACCCAAACACAGAGAAGGGGCATCATGTTAGAGAACTTGGTAATCAGGGGCAGAGATTACAAATGCGCTGTCCGGACACTTTTATACTCGCTAAGCGAGGCAGACCAAGAAATACTCAGAGATAACCTAGTGGACTTTAACGTATCTTCTAATGCGTTATCGAAGGCGCTTTTAGAGCTAGGGGTGAAGATAGCAGACAGCACAATTTCAAGACACCGGGCAGGTGAGTGCTCTTGCTCGAGAATCTAAGCCCGGCAGCCAAAGTTGAAGCACCTAAAGGCTTTCGCCCGGCTCTTGAGTTTGACGGTACTAGCGGTGTTGCTACTCTTGCTGCTGTCCCTGGTAACGACATACCTAGCTTTACAGACTTCCTTATAGAGCAGGGCTTCGACCCGGAGCTCTACGAGATCGTAGGCGCTCCACGCACTAGCAGGTGGCAGACCTATTATGGCGAGTGGCTTACTAGCTACAGGTTCAATTTCAGGCTAGTAGCAGACAGCAGCAATCTCTCGCTACTATGGCAAACGGCAAAAAGGGACAGTAAAAAGGGTGCAAAACGACCAGTAGCCAATTCTAATAAAGCTTTAGTAGTAATGCTGGCAGACTTCCAAATAGGCAAAGTAGACCATCGGGGCAGCTTAGAGGATCAACTCCCTAGAATCTTCTCAGCGTTTGAGTCTTTAGAGTCACAATTCAAAAAGGGCAAGTATGTACGCATTGTGTTATCGGAGCAGGGAGACATAGTAGAAGGCTTTTCTAACAAGATGGATCAGCAACAGTTACATCATGGCGGCAGCATCATGCAGCAGGTGGATATTGCAAGCTCCCTAATTTGGGACATAATCAAGCGAGCGGCTAAATACGCTCCAGTCACTTATGCGACGGTAGCTTCGAATCATTGTCAGAATAGGGTCAATAAGCAGACAGTAGGTTTACCGGGTCAAGACGATTGGGGTATTTTCATAGCTCAACAGATGTCTAAACTGGTGAAGGAAACAGAACTCGATGTCCAGATACTGATTCCGCAACCAAGCGATGAATCACTAGCGTTCGATGTATTTGGCGATGAGTTCCACGTTCTAGGGCTATGGCATGGACATCAGAGCGCTAGACCCGAGGCTGTCCCTACTTGGTGGGAGAAACAGACATTCGGACATCAACCTGTTAGCGCGGCTTCTATAGGGCTTACGGGTCACTTTCATCACCTTAGAGTTCAAGAGCTAGGACTACACAGTAACGGCGGTTCTAGGTATTGGATTCAAGGCAAAACGATGGACAATGGGAGCAGTTGGTTCAGGTTGAAAAGTGGACAAGACTCACAGCCTGGACTAACCTGCTTCGAGCTAGAGCAAGGCAAACACTTCACAGGGAGCGTATTCAATGTATAAAACGACACTCACACAGAAAGCACAGACACTTATGAAAACAGCAGCCGGCACAGTAATACTTGCCCTGTTCCTAGTAGGGGTTAACGCACTGGCCGCACTTATGGCAACGTATACACCCTGGCTAACCATGATCCTATTAGGCGCTACATTCAGCTACTTGAGCGTGATTGTGTATCAGGGGTTGAGAGACTCATGAAGTGCCCTATATGCGACACACCTCACACGACTAGGGGTAATGAATTAGTACCTTGTAAGAAATGCTGGACTAAGGAGAAATCATGGCAGATTGGCATAACTCGCAAGCGTGGAACAAAGCGCGCTCCTATGCGAAAACAGTCTTAGATCCTATTTGCTCGAATTGTGACGCAGAATTAGTGGGGGGGGACTGGACTATAGATCACATACGCCCCCCTTCTATAACGGGTGAGCCAGACCATGACATA